CACAGCATCAAAATCTGCAATTCCTCCGTTGTTAAACCTACGTGGCACCAAGTTGCTGTACATGTTTGCGTTGTTGTACGGCTGCTCCACGCGGCTCGATCCAATGCTGCCGGACGGGGTGTTGTACACAGTGGGCATATTCATATTGCCTTGGCCACTGGCGCTGTACATGCCGTAGCCCCCAGCGTTGTAATTAGGGACGTCGTACGTAGGCAATCGACTGTACCCGTCAGTAGGCTCGCCATATTGGTCGTACACCACGCCGGGCATGTTCTGCAAATACATCTGGCGCTGCGTACCGTCTTGCCGAATGCGTTGAGTGACGGGTGTCATCAGGGACTGGTTGATGGCACTGGGCTGCACGGGCTGGGTTTTAAAGCCGCCCAACGCGGACAATCCAACGCCTGCTATTGCGGCCATGGGACCGTAAGTGGACAAAAGGCCGGGCATGTTTGACGTATACGCCTTGCCTAGGATTGAGTTTGCAGGGGCGGCCATGATCTGATCAGCCGTGGCGCTAGGAAATTGCGACATCGTCTTGCTCAAGGCCTCTGCTCGGCCAGCGTCCTGAATACCAGAAGGAGAGATGTTTTTGCTGTAAAAATCCTTTGCTTGATCGACTAAGGATGGAGGCTTGTCCAACCCTTTGTTTGCAATGTACGCATCCCGCTGCATGCTTGTGGTGACGTTGTCGGTCAGCGCATTTTTTGGATCAAATTTAGCAAGCGTTTCAGTGGCAGGCACGGGGGCCGCAGCCGAATTCTGTGACATGGCCTTGGCAAAAGGATCACCCGAAAAGTCTACAGGAGCAGTGCCAGGGGCCTTAAAAGGGCTAAATGGATCAGGGTTTGCGCCAACAGTATTGAACTTGGTAAGCTCGGTGCCGCTTGTAGACAAAGGGGCCGCGCCAGTGGCCGCAGAGGCAGTCACGGAATTCTCGTATCCGGGAATTCCTGCAAAATCAAAATCACGCGGTAAAGGGGCCGCAGGGGCACTTAAGCCCGGCCCCGGAGCAGGGTTGCTAAAAGCATTAGGAGCAGGAGTGCCTCCGGGGAGCATTCCTTTAAGCGCATCAAACTGGTTTGAAATTGATTGGCCAAAGCTCGCAGTTGACGGTGCACTGGTAAGAGGTATATTAGAAAGCCCAGTAAGGTTACCAATTCCCGCAACTGCGCCAGCAGTCAAGCCACTTATGGCACCTGATTTAAGCGCATCCTTTAAGCTGCCTCCTGCCAATAAAGTAGTGGCCGCGCTGCCAACAAAGCCACTTACGGCCAGGCCAGCAACAGAGCCAGCCCCCACGCCTATAAGGCCCGCCGCAGCGGGGCCCAAAAAGAAGCCCAAGGCAATTGGTAGAACAATTTTGCCTACGCTGCTTTTGGCAAAACTTTGAACTGCTTTGGCAACCATCTTAAGAGGGGCCACAGCAATTTGAAAAAGCTTGCTGAAAAAATTAGCAAACTCAGGCAACCCTGTGTCAGGATTGATGGTTCCTGAACCACCCCGGCGGCGCAGCATGCGTGCTTCTGCCGGAGTAATGTGGGCCAGCATGGTGTCGCCGTTGCGGCCGTAGCTTGCAATCACTTTGGCAATCGGTTTGAGCTCTGCAATACCGCCTTTGGCAAACGCCTGCACGCCCGTAGGCGCTGCAATCATCTGGTCAATAGCCATGTTCAGGGCAGCAAAAAACTGAGGGTCAAACTGCTCAGGCAAGATTTCCTCTGGCAGGCCCATGTCCATGTATTTTTTCCGCAGCTCGTCGTACTTATCCGGGCTGGCCAAAATCTCGTCGACCACGTTGTTCAGCGCGTCAAGGGCCTCGGGCGGTATGTTTATGCCTTGAAGTTCTTTTGTAAACGCAGCAACGGCCTGGGGATCTATTTGCGATGCACTGGCCAACATCTCGTTGGAGAACTCCTGGGGAGAAATCTCTTGGCGCATTTGGCCAAAGACCGCCGCCGTGTTGGGGTCAGAGAAGGGATTAGGTGCGGCCCCTTGAGGCATGCCCATTTGTGGATTTTCCATAATGTCTTCCTTGCGCCGTGAATGATTGATTGTAATGTGCTAGGACGTCTTTATACGAAGGATTTGGCTTGTCGAGCCCGTGGTGGTATCTCGAAACACGTCCCCAATCCTGAGCGTAGCCAAGTTGGCCTGCGTTGGCAAGGAAGCTATGTCCAAATTTAATGAAGCTCCGCCCATGTCACCGGGATTACTCAAACGAGAAAAAAACAACCGCAAGACGTTGTTAAGCTGGTCTTGGTACTGCCGTTGATATTGTTCCGGAGCAAGCGGCAGGTTGGGGGGAGAGATATTAAGTTCAGCCATTTATCGTTTTCCATCTTTGCGAATATCCAAACGCGTTGCGCCAAGCTGCCACGTGGTACCCAGTTTGGTGGACAAGCCTCTTAGGATCATTTGCCGACCGCGCACGCGGGTGTAAATCTGGCCGGTGAACTCTTCGGTTATGACGTAATTTGAACCCTTGACGACGTTCCTGCTGCTGCTGCTTGTTGCTCCCGAACCGGAGTTGGTCAAGCCATACAACGTCATGGTCAGCTCAGGGACCGAGCCCGCTGTTGATCCATTAAAAGTCAAGTCGGGCAACATGCGCCAGACCTGTGCCACGTTGTGGCCGTCTTCAATGTCAAACTCTGACGAAGAGATGTACGCCTCAATTGGAGCCGGGGTCCCCGTTTCATTGTCATCCACGCCCACTTCGTGCGACAGGATTTTGTAGTTGTACGTGGCCGCGATAGGGCTGGCCAACAAGCCAGTGTCGAGCCACGCGGTCCGCGCCATGCTGCCGTAGTACCAAGCGTTCTCAATGTAGTTGAAGATAACGTACTTGTCGATTGCCGTGCTATTGGCGGAGCAATAGAACCACCAGATCTCGTTAAAACCCTCGTTGGTTCCAGCAAACACTTGCTGATTTTGCTCCATATTTAAATCACTAAAAACATAGCGAAGTAGATCGCAACTAAGTGTCTGCACCCGACCATCGTACATATAAAACTTATCCACACCCATCCAATACACTACACCAGACGCCAAAATCGCGGCGTTCGGTCCAATGATGGAAATGTTGTCGCCAAGGGGCTGCGCACCCCAAATAAACGGCGGCCCAAGATACTGCATTGAATACACGGCCTGGTCCGTGATGATCACAATCTCTTGGCGCGTCTGCACAGCAGCCACGATCTGAGAACCAAGAGTCAGACGCAAGCTGCCTGCTTGGTTGGTGGGCAGCGGCTCCCAAATAAACGGGCTCTCTTGGTCGCTCCAGCGCACTAGCAGAGGATCGAGAACCGTGCTCTGAAAGTCGTTGGTTCCAAACAAAATTACAAACCGCGAATCGGACACCAGCAGGTAATTGTGAACAATCGGCGTATTCGGGTCTTCAACGCCATACAAATTTACTCCCCGCTGGGAGATGTACTGCAAGCCAGACTGCGACCCACTGGTGGTGATGGCAGCGCCGCTGATCGTAGCAGCGACGCTGAAGTTGGTGCCCGAAGAGTCGCGAACAAAGTACGTAGTTCCCACCGCCAAACCCGTGGGCAGCGCCCCACTGGACTCAAACTGGACCAACGTGCCATTTTTAAAACTAAATCCCGCTGGAAGCGTGATGACTCCGGGAGCTGCAATTGAAATGGTGACCTGGATTGGCGTCAACTCCTTGTCCGCGTTCCAGTAGTACACACCCTGGCCCCGCGCGCCGTAAACCAGATCTTGGCCAAAGTTTCTGGCGTTCCACAGTTGAAGAGCATTGGTGCTAGAAGCGCCATTGCCCCAAGTGCCCGCGCCCCAAGTGCCCGCGCCCCATCCGTTGTATGGAACCTGGAAAGCAGGGCCCGCGTTTACTTGGTACTGTGTGATCACCGTGCCGCCGCCGGGGGAACCAGAGACGTCCGTAGCATTGCTCACTGCAGCAACAGTGATGGTGAAGTTGTCGTTGTCCAACAGGGTAATTTGAAATGCCCCTTTCAACTTGGCAGCGGTAATGTTTCCGCCCAGGCCCGTGACCCCCGCGCCGCTGAACGTGACCGTGCTTTGGTTGCTGCAACCGTGAGCCACATCAAACACATTAACAATTGATGTCCCCGCCGCTGCTACGCTAAAGGGATTAGTCAAAGTGACTGTGCTACGGATAGGGGTGATGTCGTAGAACGTGCCCCCACGATTGATGTAGTACTTAACGCTTGTACCCACGCCCAAAAGGTTGGTGTTGCTCAGCGTTACCCAATCCCACAAAGCGCGGCATACGCCCGCGAAAGTGTTTGCAGAATATTGGACCCAGCCACCAATTTTTTCTGGAGTGCCCTGGCGGAAGCGAACCTTGTCCGACTCATACCAGCCGCCCTCATTGGTATATCGAGTATTTTCCCGGTTGACTCCCGGCTTGAACAAAACTTTTTGTAGTGGCATGGGTCACCTTTATTTGCTGGCAACGCCACTTTTCTTCTCGTATGAACGCATTGCGCCGAGGCCAAGCATACCCAACATCACTTGCATGGTCAAGTCAGTGTCGATGACCGGGAAAGTACCGCCATACCTGAAAATAGTGGTGGCAACAAAGCGGGAGATTGGCTCAATTAGCGCGGAGTAGATAAACGCTATACCGCAGCCCCAACCGATAAAAGGTCGCCACCCGGAAACAAAAAAGCTGCTGCTTTTGGCTTCTTCTTTGTTCACCTCAATCTGAGCCATGTCCCCGGCCATGTCGAGCTTCTTCTCTTCAAGGTCGAGTTTGCGCTGCTCAATAGCCATCTCCAGCCGCTCTTTGTCAGTGGTAATGAGGTCGCCAGCAACCTTGCCTACAGCTTCAATAATTGACCCAATCCCGAGTAAGCTCATGCCAGACCCCTTAATGTTCTTGCAACCCAGCCTTTTAAGAATTTAACCTGCACAGGGTTCTTGTTGCATATCTCAACGTACCGTGCAATTTTTGCCAAGGCGTAGGATTCTTTGAACCGCTGACCGTCAGGTATCTGATTGAGTTTTTCAACCGTCTTCGGGCCAATGCCGCCGTCAGGGGTAGCACCTACAACGAGTTGCGCCAGCTTCACAGCCATTCCCATACCAGCATTGACTCCAAAATTAAAAATGGTGTTGGCTACGTCTTGGTTTGAAATCTCGTTACCGCGCATCTTGTCCCAGAACTCAGCCCGGTAGAACTCACGCACCATTGGAGTAAGGGAGCCACCAAACTCTTTCCTGTCTACGAGCGCCCAACCGGGCCACTGCGGATTCTTGTTTCTGGCAATGCCAGCGTAGGTCATGCCTCCAGTATCACCGGGGACTTCGTGGAGGACGTAGCCGCCCTCGTCGCGCATCATCTGTTCAAAAGCGGGTTCAAACTGAGCCATTACTTTCTCCCCATCTTTTCACGCTCTTCAAGCAATCTAACTTTGACTTGCAGTTCGTTAATATGGTTCATCAATTGCTCTTTCATGATGGCTCTTCTGTCCGCAGAAATCGGGCTATCCGTTGGTGTACCTTCCTTCGTAATCAAGGCAGGCATCGCGCCCTCAATTCGAGTCAACCGCGTAGAAAAGTCATTGACCTGACCCAAGAGCCAAGCAAGGGACGCTACGATGATGGGTATGACCGCCTTGAGAACATCTGCCCAGTTCATATTGTCTCTTTAAGGAGCTACAGGCCAGTCGATAGTCCAAGGAAAACCCGCTTGTGCTGGTACGTCGCGCAGGGCTTGGCAGTAATCTTTCCACGCCTGCGAGGGTGTCATATCACTGCGAAACCGCCAGTCTGTTTCCTTGAGCCTGTCGTCGCGTGAGGCGCGTACAGACTTAGCCTGCTCGGTGTCCTTCATGGCCTTGTACGCGGCCTCTTGCTCGGCAGCGGTTTTGGCAGGCTCGGTTTCTGTAGCGGCAAGGTCAGTGAAGACTGGGCCAGCGATGTACTTGGTGTACCACTTGCCGTCGAGTTGCTCGACCCCGCTGCGTTGGCTGAATTGATACGGCGGTGTGGTTGCGGCTTGTGGGCCTTCCAGCACCGGGTCAACACCAATGGCCTCCATTACTTCAGGGGTCAGTTGGTCGTAGGATGGGCCATCGTTGGCTTTGAGGTATGAGCGCAGTTCGCTCTCATACATGACTGCGCCTGTTTGTCTGATTCGGATTTCCATTTTGTACCCTTTAAGCAATAGCCAAGAAGATGTAGGTTCCAGCACTCACATTGATTGCCGCTAAGATGGCTGAGTTCAACGCAAAGCCTGTTGCAACTGTGGTGACAGAGCCAAGTGTTGCTACTTCAGCCGCTGAACTGTTAAGAAACAAATATGGATTGGTCAACACCGTCATACCCCGACCCGTGTCGTAAACGTACCAACCACCAGAATCATCTGTACGCTTGATAAGAACAAATCTTGCACCGCCTGTAAAACCGCAATTGATTGTCTGGGTTGTGCCGTTACCTGTGTAACTGCCTACTTTGGAAACACCGGGGCAAGTTGCAAAGAGGTAGGCGACGTAATTACTCCCCAGTGTATTCGTGGCTGTAATACCGTTGGACAGTGTGAATGTGGTACTTGTCCATGCTGTAATAAAGTAAGCCGCAGACGACAGCGCATAAACAGTATTCAGATTCAAGTAATTACCAAGTCCTGTAATTTGCGTCTGTACAAGCCAGTCCGTGGCAGTAGTTCTGTTTTTGATTATTGCTAACTCAGGGGTAACGCCAAGGTTGTGCGAATTAGTAAGTGGCGCAGAATTTTGTCCCGCATAGCAAACCTCATCAAGAAAACTGGGCGCTCGTTTGAACATGTAGCCTGCGTATGTCCCTCCGTTTTGATTAGTTCGCCCATTACTAGGCCATGAGATCGTCATCCCATTCATATCAAATGAGTTCAATACATTTGGCCCTGTCGTATCTCCATCTGTTCTATCAGTGGCCAAACCCGCCTGTGTGGGGCCACGGAGTCGGTCATATACATATCTCGCTCCATAAGAAGCACTATTGAGACCCTCGGGAATGACTAAGTCCGGTGGAAATCCAGCGCCTGTTATCTGCCTGTTATCCGTACCATCGCCCGTATATGGAACTGCGTTGTACACACTCGTACCCAGCGTAGGCACTTTCATCGGGCCACGGCGAATAGCTACGTAGATGACTGTTGTACCAAGGGAAACAGCACTTCCGACCATACTAAAACCTGTAGCGTTAGGAACTAAGTAAGGGCCACCAGCGCTTGCTTCTGCGTTTGGAAGATTTGGGTAAAGGCGTTGACTATTTGAAAGTGAAAAGCCACGCATATTGTCGGTAATTTCCCAAAAGCCAGAAGTAGAAGCCGGTTTCCACAATACCCATTGAGGCTCGTATCCAAGTGTGCTTGTCCAGTTGCCGCTTGCATCTCCAACAGAAGACCCGCACGAAATCACATTGTCCGTACCCGTCAAACCAAAGCCGCCTGCGTTGTGGGCGAATAGGTAGGCTACGTAGGTTCGGCCACTAAGATTAACGTCCCCACCCCCGGGTCCAGATGTACCATTACCTTGGTCTACAAGAAACGATGTGGCTGTTGAATAATAATTCTCAACATACCCGTCACTTAGTTGGGGGGATGCAGCGGTGCTGTTTAAGTATAAATATGCGATTGAATTTCCAAAACCCACTGGCCAATTTGATGCGTTATTCGTACACTTGATAATAATCATCCCTGGTTTTGCCCCTAAATCGTGGGAGATATATCTAGTTGAAGCACCATTACCCGTGTAAGTCACAACATCAAAGAACTTTGGCTGCTTGCGGAATGTCCATGAGACGTAGTTGTCACCGCTATTGTTACGAATACCAAAACCACTGCCAAAACTAAAACCAGTAGTGTCAAAAGATGTAAAACCACCAGACCCACCAGCCGCACCCGTTGTGTCTGTGCTAAGTCCAGATGAAATACCACGGGCAGTATCAACCAAGATATGGCTATACCCCTGTGACCTATCTTTAACCCAAACCAAACCACCCTTGGTAGATAAATCAATCCCGTTAGTGACAGTCTGCGCTGCGCCTGTGCCCGTATAAAGCCATGTGCTGAACACATCCTCAATGTAGTTGACAGCAGATGCCTGTGCAAACTCACCAAAACCTTGGGCGGATGCCGCACCCCTTGTTTTTACTAGTGGCATGGTTGTCCTTTAAGCAAACTTGGTTTGTGAAGTAAACACAGTAAATGCCGCATTGCCCGTTTTGATGATGGTGTACATATACACGTCAACTGAACTTGCATTGCCAGCCGCATACGCTGTGCCGCCCTGATACTTCGGGGTCACCGTTGAGCCATCTACCTGAACCACGTTGTTGTAATAGGCCGTAGCGCCTTGCGTAACCAAGAAAGCCGCAGTCACAGACTGGCCCGTGGTCATGGCGGTGTTCAGTGATGTACCGCTTGACGCTCTGAAGTTGACAGTCCAGTTAGCACTTGCGGACGTTGTGTAGTACAGAACAGACTGGGTGGTGACATCGTAGTTAATCGTGCCAGTGGCTGCTGTAGCCGATATTGTTGCTATCTCTGCTGCGTTGGTCAGGATTTCTGCCAGATTTGAGGATGTTCCTGCAAATGTCTGTGTGCCTGTGAAGGTGTTGGCAACATTGACAACAGCAATGTTGGCCCCTGCTAGGGTGGTTGCTCCAGTGCCGCCGTTGGCAATTGGTAAAGCAGTGCCAGAGTACGTTATCGCCAATGTACCGCTGGTGGTGATTGGGCTACCAGCAATACTGAAGATGCTTGGGACTGTTGCCGCAACGCTTGTCACTGTACCTGTTCCCGAACCCGCACCAATTGCTGTCCGGAAACTTGCTGCATCCAAAGCTGAAACCGTGTTGTCTGCGTTAAATTGAGGAAAAGTTATTGCGCTAGGATTGGTGATCGTAAATACATTAGCACCTAGCGTTGTTGCCCCTAAGCTGGTACGTGCCGCGGCCGCTGTTGTTGCATTTGTACCGCCGTTGGCAATAGGCAATGTACCTGTTACGTTGGTGGCCAGATTTGTAAACGTGGTAGAAGTTGTTCCCGTACCGCCGTTGGCAATAGGCAATATGCCCGATACGTCCGTTGTCAGGCCTACCGGATTACTGACAATTTTCACAAAATCAGAACCGTTCCATGCCACCAAGGCGCGAACGCCAGAGGCAACCGTAACGCCTGTTGTGGGGCCGGAGCCTCGGATAACAACAGAGCCAGTACCTGCATTGATGACCAAATAGGCTTTACTTTGCGCGGGAGCCGTGATGTTGCGGGTAGTTGCGCCGTTGCTGGCTGTCCACAAAATGACCGCGTTACGTGCTTGATTAGCTGCGCCGTTGGTCGTGGATAGCGTGACATCTGCATCCGCAGAAAGCGTAGTAGTGCCAGCAACCGCTGAGTCAATCAAACTGGTGATAGCGTCATTGACCGTGGTGCCCCATGTGCCTGATAGATCGCCTGTTGTAGGCAATGCAAGGCCCAGGAGAGGGGAGAAGTTTGTTACTGCCATATCAATGTCCTTTACACAACCATTTCAACATTTTGCCAGTTTGCAGTCTCGGTGTCATCTATCGTTGTCCAGTAGAAATAATTTGCCGTACCCGTCTGCCCTTGCGCGGACACGCCCGTAAGTGCCACTGTCCTGCTTGAACCAGCAGTGCCTACGCTGCCTGTTCCCGTCACGCTTGACAAAAACGCAACGTAAGCAAAACTTACGGTCCCTACGCCGCCCGATGCCGAGACGCCAGTGAGCGCCACTGTGCGCGCGGAACTAACCGTACCTACCTGCCCCTGTGCAACAACGCCATCTTCCGTGGGGTTGTTTGTCTCTACAACATCTCCCACTGCGCCAGAAGCAGATACACCCGTAAGCGCCACTGTGCGCCCACCCATACCTACCACACCAACTGCACCAGAAGCGTTTACTCCTGTAATTGGCACAGGAAACTCAGAAGACGCAGTTACTGTACCTACCGCACCAACGGCACTATTCCCGGTTATCCCAGACTGGGAACCGCCCCAAGTGTTATCACTCCATGCACCTTCGCCCCATGCGGTAGTCATGCGCTACCTCCGAGTAGATTAAGTTGTAGCCAAACGAATCAACGCGGTGCTTGTCGTATTTGCAGGCATAGTCAAAGTAAACGACCCCGCCGTAATGGTCTGTGACCCAAAGGTATGCACACTTACAGCCTTGTTGCTCTGCGTCGAGTTGTAGATCAACACGGCATCAAAAGCCGTAGCCAAGGTCACTGTTGTGTATGTAATGCTGGCTGAAGGCGTAACAAAGGCAACGCCCGCTGTCGCGGAACTGTTTGTGGCAGTTGGAACAGTTCCCATAGTCACTGCCACACCCCCTGCAGTATAGTTAGTGCCCGTGACCTCTCCAGTTGAAGAGTAGGCAGTAGTAGCTGCGTTGACCGTTGCAGTTGTCAGGTACAGAGCAGCTTTAAAGCTATCCACTGTGGTAACGGCACGAATAGGTGCTACACCAAAATTATGAGTAGCGGTCATCAGCTCGCCCATAAAACTTGTTGTCATTGCTTGAGTATTGGCCATGTTAGGCTCCTTAATTAAAAGATGCGGCTTCTACCGCAGAACTTACGTTTTTCTTGAGGGCCACATGTGCTGACCGATGTACTAACTCGCCGTCCAACCAATACTCAACCCAAGTTGTGTACTCGTTGTCATTATCAACGGAACCTTCTTTTTTCTCAAGAAGAGACTCGTCCATTTCGCCTTTGGTGGTTGTGACCATGGCCATAATTGTCTTCCTGTTTAGCTAATTCGGATAAGGGCATTATCCGCATTGTTTGGTGGAAACTGTATTTGAAACTGCTGGCTCAACATGGTCTGATCCAAGCCAAAATTTAATACACCTATGGAACGGTCGCTTTTAGACGAGTTGTAAATCAACGCGCCGCGCGTGGTAAAAGTTGCAGCGTTCCATGCCGGGTTATTAAAAGACACATACGCAGTCCCGCCTGTGCGCGTCACAACTGCCCCTGTCAGCACTTGGCCTGCGGCCGTATAGCCGACACCTGATACCTCACCGGCGGTGGTATACACCAGCGTAGTGGGGCCAAGGTCAGCAGCAGACGTGTACAAAGCAATTTTTATTACATCAACGCTAAAGTCATGTATCCCAAGCAGGAGCTGCTCTTTAAAACTGTTAGTCAATCCGGCGGTAATCATGGGTTACCTCACCGGGAGTCTGACTTGACCGTCTTGGTAGGCATCGCCGCGTTGCTTGCCATCACCCAAGTTCTTCAACAGGCCAAGCGCCTCTTTGTACTTGCCATCATAGACAGCCATCATGTCCTGCTCGCCCTTCATCCAGGTGTATGCCTCAACAAGGGCACCGTACAAAAGGACGCTGTCAAAATTGTCGCCAAGCCAGGACGTTCCGGCCGTGACGATTGACGCGGGGTAGTAGTAAAAATGAAGTTCGGCGTTGTAGTCAATGTCTGGGGTGGGACCAACAATAAAAGTCAGCTCGTTGACGTTGTTGATGTTGGGACCAAAAATGGCATAGTATTTTGGCGTGGCCCGTTGCATAGGGTTAGGGTATGCCTCGCGCATGTAATTGACATCGCGATTCAACAAATAAATGTAGTCACCCTGAAACTGCACAGTGCCTGACACAGTACCTGTGTTGGCCGCAGAGAGCGTGACCGTGGTGCCCACAACCAGAGTTACTACTGCACCTGTGCCAATATTATTGCCAGAAGCATACATCCCCTTAGTGATATTGCTGGCACTGGCAACAACAATGGTGTACAGGCCTGTGGTGCCTGTCGCAGTTGTTGAAGGAGCCGCATAAATAGCCAAAGAATATGCGGAGAGAAAATCAAAAGGGCAGGGGATGTACTTATTCCCTGCTTGTAGATTTCCGGTCATATTCCTGCGCAGGTTGGCGATCTGAACAGAGTTGTAGATGCGTTGCTCTGCCTGGCGCACAAACACCGGTATCTCAGCAATGAAATCGCTGTCGGTGTTGTTGGTGTATGCCTCAATGGCATCGCGCAATTCGGTGTAGTTCATGTGATGCTCGTTGTGACCGTTCCAAGCATGGCTCCGGCAGCCAGGGGTCTTGCAGGCGGCATTGGCTGCATACCGATACTAGCAAAAGAAGTGTCCACTGTGAAGCCCACATACACGGTGACGCCCATCCTGGCCTCAGGACGTGGCTCTAAAAGCGCCTGAGGCTCATTGATGGTGCGCTTGGGCTCCAGTTGGGGGTGTTTAGGTTCGTAGCACTCATCACAGACTTTAAAGCCTGTCCATTCCTTTTTGAGGACGTTGAGCTTGAAGCGCTGGCCACATTGGTCGCATAGCGCAATTGCATACTTGCCTGCGGCGTACCCAGCCATCAGTAGTTCCCCATGTAGGTGGGCACAGCAAAGTAGCTGGACCGCTCACGGTCCTCGGCCGCTGCGCGCGCAAACTCTTCCTCGTAAAACTGCTTGAGGATCTGGATGCGATCCGGGGCCTTCTTGATGGCCAAGTAATACGCCAGGCCAGCAATTAAGCAAGGCAGGAACCTAAAGGATATGTCCGCCGTATTGGTAAACGCTCCGGCCTCTTCAATGCGGCGAATGCCGTAGTACCGGAAAATGTACTGCTGCGTGGCGTCGGGGGCAGGGTACAAAAATAGCTTGGCCGGGACCGTGCGCTGGACATAGTACTGCGCTGGGCGCGACGGGGTGTACTTGTTGGGGACATGCAAATA